ATCAAAGACCAAACTGGACTCAAACAAATCAGGGAGATGCCTTTCAATTTACAGAAGTTTATCAAGCACCTGGAATGCAATCCGTAACCGACATAACACGCACGATTCAAAGTACAAGCGTCACAGATACCACAACTATCTTCTCGCAATAAGTCTGCTAGGTAATCCTGTATTAGCTAATACAAGCAATACGGCTGCTCCTAGTGCATCGGCCTCTGGATCGGTTTCAAACTTTGCGACCCAAGTTTTAGGGGGACCAATGGTGGAAAATATGTACGGAAATAATATCAAGTGTTCTGGACCACAGATGACAGTTAGCCCATTCGTCACCACATCGTTTAACCAAAAGCGACCTCAAGACTACATTTATCATACGCCTGTGTACGATCCAACAGACGCAGATGACAATGGTGTACCAGACAATCCAGGGAATGTACTTTTCTATCAAGAAAACTATAGTGGTAATAAAGATTCTCTAGGATTGAACTTTGGATTTGCACTTACATTTAATATCCCACTAGATAATAGATTTCAAAATTCTTGTTTAGATGCAGCCAATACACAAATAAACTTACAGAAGCAAGAATTAAATGCAAAGTTGCTCAATTATGAAATAGCCAGATTAAAAAATTGTGGAGAACTTATGTTAGCTGGAATTTATTTTGACCCAAATAGTAAGTTTGCAAAATTATGTGAGGGAGTTATAGTTTCACCGCCACCAAATCAAGTTATCCCACACACTCACAAATTAACCCAGTAGATAAGTCACGGGTATTAAACTCATCTACGGATAATTATTCTACATCTTTTTTCT